AACAACAGGAACAGTTGTAGATCTACAGTTGAAATGCTGAGGTGGTGTTGGTCCTTTGTTGTATTTAAACTTACGGCCATCTAATCGTTTGCAGATATTACTTGTTCTACTATCTAAAGTTGCAACATATTCATATCTAGGGCAAACTTTGCTATTTGCTGCATATACCGCTTGTGATGCCTGATTCTGTACTTGATTTACTGAAGTTCTTACTATTGTTTGAATTTGATGTGCAGCAACTTTAATTGATTCTCCACCAGCTGCAGCAATTTGTTTAGCATTACCTTTAACATCAAAGTTCAATCTTCCTACAAGTCTTTTTGCTATATCTTGAGTTGATTCACCACTAAACACTCCGACCCTTATATTGTTAGCTAATATGTCCTGTTGACTTTTTGCTATACCTCTAAAAGCTTTTTCGACAGTCTGCCCGTTAGGTAGTGTCTGCATTGCTCCCTGTCTTGCGGTTAATTCAAACTTTCCAGAACCAAATTTAATAAAATCATCTTCTGTAAATTGTTTACTAGTAAAAATATTTATTTGTGTTGGATCTGTTTTAACAAAAGAGGTTGCATACTTTCTATGAACAGCGACAGAATTAATAGGAACATCACCTGACTTTACTGCTTTTTTTAACTCATTTTCGATAAATCCAGTTTGAACTTCTGCTAGACCTTCTATTTCTTTAATCATTTGCTTGGTCGCGTCTTTGGCCCAAGTATCCATGCTTGATTTAGATTGTTTGATTATGGCTCTTAATCTTTTTCTAGTTTGCGGTGCAATAACTACTCCAGCATCTGCAGCTTGTTGTCGTATATCTATTTTTTTTAGCTTTTCAGTCGCTGTCATAATCACTAAAGCATAGTTTTCAACCAGCTTCGTAGAGACTGCATTGCTATATCTATTTAAGTGGATTGTTTCTCTAAAAAATACCTCTGGGATACTCATTTATCATACGTCCTCTTCTTCGTCCTCTTCGTCATCTTCTATATCTGCTGGTTCTTCATTTGGTAACTCTGGAGTATTTACTTCCTTAAGACCACCATTCTGAAGGTTTTCCAATTCTTCCTCTACTGAAAAATCATCTCCAAGAATTTCCCCTTCATTTAAACGTGTTAACAAAGTCTCATGTGTAATACTTCCAGAATTAAACAACTGTAAGTAAGCAGTTATTTCTTGTGGATCTAACCTAGCAGAAACAAAATCTCTATTTACAGCGCAAGTACCAGCTTTGGGTTCATTTAGATATTCACTATGAAACTGCAAACAGTTATCTATTAAATCTTGCATCTGTTGAGCTAATACCATAAGAGTGCTGTCGTTCTGTGATCTATCTATTCTTTTTGCTTCTGCACTTTCTCCAACAAGTTTTTGACCAAGTACAGCAGCTAATGACAAAGTATTAATTTGCTCTTTTAAATCATCTAGCCTTCTAAAAATAGCTTCGTAACTGTCTGATGATGGTGCAACATATTCCATTCTAGATTCTGGAGGTAAAGACAAGGCTTCATTAGGGCCTGTAGTTATCTCATCAGCATTTGGATAACCATAAACTACTAAATTAGGTACTGCACTTATATGCAAAATATTATCCAGATCAGAGTTCATTTGATAGTGCTTAAGATTTAACTCTGCTATGTCATATAAAGGACTTCGACTCTCAAAAAATCCAGTCCTGTTGGAATATGCAACTGAAAAAGGTATTCTATCTTTTAAGCTAGTTTCTCCCTCTTCATATAATTTAAATTCACTTTTTTTTTCATCTCTCCTATGCAGTTCATATCTTCCACGCTCTAAAACTCTTATTTGCGTAATAGTTTTTTCTCCATATTTACCATCAGGCTCTATAACATTTTCCAACAATCGCACTTGTGTGAGTTCTCTAGAGCCATTTATAATTTCTGTCCTCCATCCCAATATATCGCTTGGTTTGTATGTTACCCAATAAGGTCTAGCTTTTTCGGCATCTCTGGGTGCATCAACTAAAACTCCTACATGACCAAATGCTATGGCTATTCTTGCCGTATTGTATAACCACACATTTAAATCATTTCCCTCTAAGTCAACATCAAAGAGCTGAGTTGTTACTAAATCAGATACATCATCAAGTCTTACTGATTTCCTAGTTAGCATGCCTGCCAACATTTTTTCAATTCTTTGAAAATACGGTACAACGGCACTTCTATTTAATCTTGAGTCATAACTTTCTGTGCTTTCTCTTGGTTCTGGAAATAAATATTTTCTATGTTCTTGCTTTATTTTGTAGGAGCCTTCTAAAAGGTCTTCTATTAAGGGCCAAAATATTGCCATGCGCTGATAGGCTGCATTTGGTGAGTCTACAGTTCTAGCTTTTATAGTTAATTGTTGGTCGTAAATATTTAGGGAACTGTACACGTTTTTGGCCTCAATACTAGCATGATCTTAATATATTCTAATTCCTGAAGCTTTGCCTGACCTAGCAAACAATGGATTAAACTCTCTCCAAATTAAATAGCCTAAACTGTCGGCCATGTGATCGTATCCAGAATCCTTGCAAGGTTCTCCCTTTTGGTTGTATGACTGAAGTTCCAACGATTGTATTAACTTTCTGCAACTGGCATGGATTTGTAGACGTATCTGTCCCTTCCCATTACATAACAAAGCCTGTACGGAAGCGACCCTATCTCTGACTGGCGGGTTGCTGCGGGGGCTTTGGTTGCTAAAACCATATCCCTGTAAAATTTGTATATCTGTTTGACTGGCATTTGTGCTTCTGTTACCTCCGCTTGCGTCTGGATAGACATAAATCTTATTCATAGGATATCTGGCTTGTATAGTCTGGGCAATAGAATCTGTATCGTGACTACCGCTTATCTCATCAAATATTAACAATTTTTCACCTTGAATAATACCAATTACACAATTCATGTTGCCAATATTAAAATCTATTCCTATGCGAAGAGGTTCTGATCCAATATTAGGCATATCATTAATAATATTTTTTTCTCTAGAAAATCTAGAATAGACAATTCCTGTAGTTAGGTTTACAAATTCTCCATTAAGATAAGCTGCCAACATTGATGGGTCATAATTAGCTTGCATACGTTCTATAAAGTCATCAGGCAAAAATTTATTGTCCTGAGTCCTCATCTTGATTAGCTGCCTATCTTTTCTTTCCTTAGCTTCGTCTGTACCAAAGGTGTTGTATAACCATCTGAATCCCTCTGGTGTACTAGCTGCACAAAACTGTCTAACATTACCAGCTCTTAATCGTCCTAGTATTTTTGGAAAAGCTTTATCACATATAGCTGGAGAAACAGTATCTATTTCATCTACCAAAACGTGAGATAAATTTAGACCTATGATTCTGGTATAGTTTTCAAATGACCTACAAAGGAGCTTTGAATCTCCTTCTTGAAAATGCAAAGTATAATCTGGAAGTGGTGAAGCTCTAAATGTGTAAGGAATTTCATAGTGTTCAAGGAACTGCTCAAAATCTGTTTGCCATATATCACGAATTAAAACATTAGTTGGTTCAAGAATTGCACCAATAAATCCTATGTTCTGTGCAGCCAACTTTAAAGCCATAGCACAAAGAGATCTAGTCTTTCCTGCACCATAACCAGCAGATAATCCTACAATTTCTTTTTTATTGTCAAAAAACAACTGTTGCTGAGGGTGCAAGTCATTTCTAATCCTTGTTATTAACTCTTGTGTATCTATTTCAGTGTAATGGCTACCTATATGATCTAATACAGAGCCTTCTCTGTTTAATATGCTCAAGACATTACCTGACCGACCTTAGCCATTGAGTTTATACAGCCTAAAGCAACTGTTAACTGCCCTGATTTCCTAGCCTCTTTTGCCAGTGATGCGTATTGAGCTAAAACTTCAGCCGTAAATTGTCGTCTATCAATATCAAAGTCTTGCTTTAAAATTGCTGTTGCTTCTTGAATATATCTATCTATAGTCCTTTGAGCCACACCCCACTCAGTTGATGCAAATTGACTTATCTCTGATCTAACAGTGCCGACAGACAAAAGGTTAGCCACTTTGTTGACTCTAAACTCATGCTCATTCTTGCTAGTTCTGCCGTTAGCCACTATAGATTTATGATTTTATTATTTTAAATGTAGCGTCAATCGCTGGTTTTTGTCGATTTAATCATATATTTACTATTTTCTGACTCTTGCCAACATCTGTAATCACAGAGCATTTTTGCAAGTGCTTTTAGAGCAGATAAGTCATAACTTGCTAAGTAGATGTGACTTCTACCTTCTTCAAAAGGCTCACAATTAATTAAAACTTCATCTTCTGGAAAGTCTTGATAGCCCCAAAAATTACCCAAAGCTAAGTGAATTGGAGTATTAACAAAGGCAGTTTTAATTGTTTGGGAACCAATTTCACTTAATTCAAGTTCATAAGGTATTGGTACACCATCTAAGCCATCAAAAACCATAAGATATTTTTTACATTCTTCATCAAACCAGATTTTATGTTTTGGATATTTAGGTTTTTTAGGAAATTTTGTCATTTAGCTTGATTCCATTAACTCTACAAAAGTTTTCATAAAATTCTTTTCGCCTTTTTACACCATCAAGAATAAATTGAGGAATAATTGGCTTGTCATGTTTTACTGTATTTAAAACAAATCTCGATTTGATTGACCCTTCTGAAATACTTTTTATATCAGAAATTTTTGCTGATAATTTATCTATCATGGTTTTTGTTTTAG